AAATAAACAAAAAAGGCATAACTAGCCAGCAATCACCCAGCATTCATTCCCAGCAGATAATTCATAAATCACAACAGTCTATGGCGTATGGATAGTTCAAGCAGCAGAGTTACCTTCAAGACATTCAATTATCAATACCTTAATAAGGTTTTTATCCCTTTTGGCTAACCCGAGAATCTGACGCTGCGGATAATGCACGTCGGAGCTATGAGGATTTGGTCTGTCCTGAAGTCCGTAATGATGCACACGCGCAATACGCTGCACTTTGCCAGTGAATTCAACCAGAGCGCTGTTTTCGCGGCCTTTGGCTTTCATGTAGCGGCTCGTGCGGAGCTTCTGGAACATCGCCCGTTTAATCCGCCCGTTTTTTGCCCTGGGTGGCTGACGCTTTCGAGCCTGATACGGTGAGCCGTCCGGGTTTATTTGCTGTTTGATACGTTGCTGTTGCGATTTGCGCAGTTCCTTTGCTATCTCCCCGGCCAGCTTCCGGCGCGCTGCCGGTAATAGAGCAGCAATCAGGCCATTGAGCCTGTCGTCAAAGGGCTTAAATTCATTCATCCCACTTGCTCACCAGTTCGCCGTTGATATAGAGCTCTTTTGGCCGGGTGACGGGCTCCGGCAGCGGCGGCTCAGGGGCATAGTTCACGTGCAGCGCGCCGTTTTCCTCTTTGATGAGGGTGCGCTCGGTGAGCTGCAGGCTGATGCTGATATCGACGCTGTCCCCGTCGTTCAAATCCATCTGGAAACGGTAGCCCTTTTTGCGGCCGTCATCGAGCGTGCAGATATCCGGCTGGTTTTCCCTGAGCCATGCGGCCACCGGCACGAAAATCAGGTCAGGGTCGCCCACAAAGTCACACACGATCACATTCAGGGTATAATTTTTCTCGTGCGACAGCGAGGCCGCGAGACGCGCGTCAATATTCCCCTCATCGGCAAAGATGCGCATCATTTCGGGGTTTGTTTCAAGCTGCGGAACGGCTTTAATCAGCGCTTCGCGCAGGCTGCGTGCTTTCTTCATCGAGTTTATCCTGACAGTCTTTGACGGTTTCAACCTGCAGCGCGCAGGCGGCGAGCGCGTGCTCAAGCCTGTGAATATCGGCGCTCAGGTCGCCATTAGTGGACGGGTCGCTTCCCGGCATCGGGCAATAGCTCACCTTCGGGCAGGCGCTGTAAACAATGACCGGCGGAGGCGCAGGCGGCGCGGGTGTGCAGCCGACGCACAACATCAGGCAGCTCAGCGCTGTACCAGCGGCGTAACGTTTCATTCTCATTTATCAGCCTCGTAATGGTTTGTTCACGCCGCACGGCCATTGCACCAGCGGCCAGCAGTTCGCCGCGTAAACTGACCTGCGCGATTTCATTTCGCCTGGCAATGCCCTGCGAAACGGAAAGCTGATTTTTCAGCATTGCGATCGCGGTTTTTTGTTCGGTGGCGACCCTGTTTGCCCGTTCAAACGAGCGCGTCAGGTTGCCGTTTTCATGACGCTGCCAGAGCACAACCGCCATCAGAGCGGCCAGTAAAAACAACATCACTTTCATTCAATCCCCCTGAGGCAGTAAGCACGCTCGCGCGCGCGGCGATTTTCCAGCCCTTTGTTAATTTCGCCGTTCACGTAAACCCAGCGGGTGAGCTGGTCGCACGCCTGCAGCCATTGCTGGCGTTTGATAAACGAGACCAGCGTCGACCGGCAGGCAGCGCCGGTTCCCACGTTGAATGAGAAACTGACCAGCGCGTCGTAAACCTGCGGCGGCATTTTCACCGGCGCGCATACGGCCAGACGTTTCTCGACGTTCAGCACATCCGCGACGAGATTCGCCGCCGCCTGCCGCTCGGTGATTTCTCCCTTCGGCACGACGCCTGCAGTGTGGCCGATGCCCGACGTCCACACTCCCGCGCTGCACTGGTAAGGCGTCAGGCGACAGCCTTCGAGGCCGGCAATCAGCGCCAGCCCCCCGGGCGAGGTGTTAAGCAGACGAAAGTCAGGCATCAGCGCTGCCAGCGCCAGCACGGCGGCCACACTGCATTTTTTAACGATTGATTTCACGAATAGCCCCTTTGTCGAGTCCGCGCGATGTCATGTAGCGGTACGTCTTGCGCTTAAACCAGTAGTTCGTCAGCGCGGTAAAAATGGCGCATCCGCCGCCCACAAATAACGCCATCTTTTCGGGCGACATTGCCCCGACATCCGCCAGCCCCACGGCCAGCCAGTAGGCGATAAACGTGGTGATTTTTTCCATACTCAGTCCCATAGATTCACCGTTTCGGTTCTGGCCGCGCTCTCGGTCTCTGGCAGCTCTACTGCCGTGCCGTGTGGCAGGATCACACCGAGCTCAGACAGGCCGGGATTAGCCTCTAAGACGGTTTCGACCACGCCCTCAGTACGCCCGTAATACCGGGCGCAAATCGCGTCGAGGGTGTCGCCCTGCAGCGCATACGCTTTCATCAGATTTGCCCCACAATGCAGCGCGCTTTGTCCTGGATGCGCGCCACAGACCAGCGCATATCCCGCCACATTTCATCGATAGTGCTGTCGATGCTGTCGGCTTTTTTGTCCCCTTTGGCGGTCGCATCCACGCCGCGAAAACGCTCATAAAGCGTGGCCGTCGTCATCGAGCACACGGCGTTGAAGTAGTGGAAAACGCGCACGCTCTCGCCGTCGAGCTTGTCCGTCGGGACATCCGCCAGCGTGGCATAACCGGCATCGAGCTGACTTTCGCGCCAGTCGCTCAGCTCCGCGTTAGTCTCCGCGATCGCGGTCTTAATCGCCCGGCGCAGGCGAACGGGGGAAACGGTCTGCTCCAGTCGCATTTCTTCCCGCACGCGCTTCGGATCAACGTCAGGAAAAAACGGGGTGTTTTTGATTACCGGCTCGCTCACTCCCGGCGGCGGTATCACCACGCCCGGCACATCCTGCGGCTCTTTTTTTGGCTCAATAATCAGCGTCGTCATGACAACCTCGGGTATTGGTGGGCGGTGGACGCCGGTCGCAGTCAGGGTAATTGATACCCGCATTGACCGGCGTGCCGCCCGGCTCGGGGAGCGCTCGGTTAACCTGCGGCCTTTGCCGCCTTTGGTGGACGCCCGCGCCGTGCCGCCGGTTTTTCGGCGACTTTGCGCGTGCGCGGTTTAGTCTTTTGGGTTTTCGGTGCCGGTTCGGGTTTTGGCCTGAGCTGACGCTCTAACTGCTCGATATCCTTTTTCACCCCGATAGTGCTTTCTAACTGGATCGCACGCTGCAGGTGCGCCAGCGCCTCCGGCAGTTGCTCCTCATCACGCAGCACGTAGCCGGTGATTTTGTGCAGCTTCGCACGCACGATATCGGGCATATCTGCGCGTTCAGTCAGCGCGATAGTGTCGAGCAGGTTCGCCAGATTGACCGGCTGTTTTGCCGTTAGCAGGCGCTGCGCGGCCAGCGCCACTTCTTCGGCCAGCAGGCACGGCGTCGGACGGCGACCGACCGGCATGGTGAGGCCGTAGGTCATGGCGTAACGGGCGATTTCAAGCGCCCCGGCGATATCGTCAGCATCGAGACGCCAGAGCATCACCGTCATGACGATGTCATCCTGTGCGCCTTTGCCGTTTGCGAGGACGCCAGCGACCCACGGCAGGTAGAACGGCAGCAGCTCGCGCTTTTTCGCGGCTTTGCGCTCTTTGGAGCTGATTTGTTTGAGTGTGCGGTTGTCTGCGGCCAGCTTAACGAGCATCTGCTCATAGGCAGTTGCATTGCGCAGCGGGACGGCAGCCCGCTGCGCAGTTTCAGAGGCCGAGACCCGCATCATGTGACGCGCTGCGGGACTCGTCATGGCTTACTCTCCGCTTTCCGGTGCTGCAGGTGCGGTGAAGTCACCGAGCTTGATGTTTTCAATCAGGCAACCGGCGGCGTAAGCCTCGACCACATAGTCAACATTCATTGACTCGTAGTTTTCCACGCGGTCTTTCTTCGGGTTCTCGATGATGCTGCGGCGGTGCGCGTCATCCATGAAGTAGATAGAGAGGTTGTCGAGACGCGTAACCAGCAGGGCATTTGCCGGGAAATAAGGCACGCGCACGGCTGGCAGGTTGCCGATACGCTTCTGGCTGATGATGATGTCAGCGGCCAGCGACTCGGTGTTTGCCTGCTCTTTGTTGACGATCGGGAAATATTTATCCGCCATCAGCTTACGGCCAGTGATGACAACCAGCTCCGGGTCATCCTGATAAATCTCGTCAATCAGGTTGCCGGTGGCATCCATGACCAGCGCGTCGAGGTTCGCATAGTCGCCGTTTTTACCCACGCGGATCACGTCGGAAATTACCGCTCCGTCCTCGTCTGTGATTTTGGACATCACGCGCGCTGGCGCTTCATTGCGGTACTTCTGCAGCCAGCCGGTCGCCACATCCTGCAGCATCGGATTCTTTTTGCGGTCGGACGTCGCCGCACGCTCGATGCCGTTGAATCCGGCCATGATGAAATCGAGCGACTGGCGCTTGATAATCGCGTCACGAATACGGGTCTGGAAGTCCTGGAATCGCGCCCACAGGTCGAGCTGTTTGTAGCGGATATGGAAGTCAAAGTTAATCTGCGCGCACTCGTATTTATTGGACTCCAGCGCGGTGAAATCAGCGGTTTTACGCTCATCGTCACCAGCGGTGTCGGCAGTGCTGGCAATCGTACCGTTAACGCCGACCCCGACCTTTTCGCCTTTCAGCTCGTCGACCGGCACGATGTTGA